AATTACGCTGAAGTTCGGGGGTTGCAACATTGCAGTTCAATTCATCAATTTGAATGTCAAAATAAGCACGACCAACCATCTGACGAATACTACCAAGAAAGTCTCCGTCAGTGTCTGCGTCATAGTGACGAGTTAATGTGATGTCACCAATTTCCGCAGGAGCACAAAGCACTTCGGGGAATAACTTTCCACCAATGTAAATTTTTTCAACTGAAGCAGTGATTTCACCACCAGTTACCTGTGCGAAGTACGCAAGCGTGCCGTCCTTGCCAGGTTCAAGAGGCGTTTCAACATTGCCCTCATCCGACGCACTGATTGATGCGACAATTTGCCTCTGCGCGATTTTGCTCATAGTTGTTCCTTGCTCCTTATCAGTTTACTGATGCTGTGAGATTTGACTTAGTGACATCAACTTGAATCTGGTCACCAATGCTAGAAATACGAACTCCGACTTTAGCCTTAACCAAGCCACCAGCCAATTGAGAAAGCGGGTTGATTGCGTCATTGACGACAACCGTGTATCCGTAGTCAATGCGACGACCAGTTGCATCAAATGCTTCGTACAAGCCACCAGCAATGCGGATTGGCTCTAACATTGAAATGAGGCGACCCTTAACGCGGGTAAATAGCGCCGAACGACCATCAATTGGCGAGAACACCAAGTCTTCCAAAACTGCCTCACATTTAGCAACAAAGAAGTTGAGCATTTCACGAGCGTTCAAGAAACGATAGTTGTCCTCATCGGATGAAAGCGAACGAGCACCATACACGCGAACGCGACCATTGATGATTCGCAAAGTATTAACTCGCGACTCGTCAAGGGTGTTACTGACGGTCTTGGTGACCGTATCATTAAGACCAGTCAACCAGCGTGATTCCGTAACAACACCAGCGTACGCTGCCCATGAACCAGTGCGGTTATGAGCAATTGAACGCTTAGCGGCTACGAATCCTTCTGGCGAAATGACGATTGCAGTTCCGTCTTCCTTAGTCGCCTTAACCCAAGGCCAAAACAATCCGCCGTATTCTGAATAGTCTTCAGAACCAAGAGTTTCAGCGTGATCGGCGGCCTGAGTTGCGGTGTAGTCTGACGGCGTTGACAAAACGGCAATACGGTGATTCTCGTAGCAGTGGTCAAGAATTTCAGTATGAACTGTTGTGATATTTCCGCTAGTCACCAAACCTGGCATTGAAACAGCACCAGGACCAAAGTCGTAGCCAAAATCATCCAAAGCAGTGAACCATGTTGCATCAATAACACCATTACGGTTGTCGTCTCCAGCAGAGAAAGCCGTTGCACTAGTGATATTGTCAAAAGTACCCGTACCGATAGTTGCCGTAATGTACTTAGATGCTACGGCAGAGCCAGTAATCTTATTTACAAGGGCAGTAGCGGTAGCAACTTCTCCCGAATTATACACAAGGTCGCCCGAAAGATACAACTTGAGAGTCTTACCAGAACCAAGCGCAGTAAGCGTTGTGGTCAGGTTTGACGACCAGTCTCCTTGACCAACCGCGGTCAGCGTAAGGGCGGTACCAGAGGCGGTATTAGGGACTTGCAAAACGCCAGCGGTGGCTGATGCTCCAACGACACGCGAAACATAAACTTGTGCTCCGCCTTCTTCAAAGAAAGTCTGCACCTGTTGGTGAACTTCTCCATATGAAACATAATCACCGAAGACTGATTCATAATCAGAAATACTGGTCACTAGTTTCGCTTCGTTAGAAGGACCACGCTCCGTGAATCCGACAACAAACCACGAGGCAGTTTGCGACTGGTTGATTGTGCTCGGTCCTGTTCGGACTGATGTGTTGACTACGATTCCGGGCATCGTGCCTTCCTCCGCTCCCATAACTTGGGACTAAGTTCATGACTTTATGAAGTATACCTGGTCTAGTGCCTATATTTTGAACAGGTGAAACTTACCTGTAACTATTGTGACCGATTATTGCTATCCTCTAGTGGAACAACTGTTATATATTGTCAAAAGTTTCTTCAATAGCGACATTTACTACTTCTGGCTCTATGCTTGTTGCGCTTGGTGCAATAACTGGGACGCGACTAGTTTCCACAATTGTCACTGTGTATCCAAGATAAGCACCAGCCATAACCCGCTCGCCTTTTATGAGCGTCAGTTCAGAATATTCCTCACGAATACTTGATTCGTCAATCATTACTTCTAAACCTTCTGTATCCCCACATTGGTTAAGTGATGGACCATCAAGGATGGCAGAGCGCAATACTGTTGTAAGTCGGTCTCTTTTTAGTGTGGCAAGGTCGCTTTGGTCATCTTTTACCCAGATATATGTGCGCATTGTGTAGTTAACACTAAATCTTGGATCAAATAGGCGCGTATAGTCGGTTCTTTCCAAGCCATCCATTGAAATCGCTACAGTAATCAAAGTTGGCCAAGCATCAATTGCTACGGGTTCATAGGCTAGATACTTTTTAGGCTCAGGAAGTTCCTCATCATCCAAGTTCCAAGCATTGCGATATTTAACAAGCCTGTCTGGTAGATCAGATTCTAGATATAAATTGACAAATTCTTTTGCCTTATGGGGTCCCTGCATTGTCATTAGAGCGTCCCATTAACAATATAGTTAGCGGCTTTTCGTGATAAATCTTCGCTAAATCCTCGTGGTTCAAAGATAATTTTTCGTGCTGGCATCTTTGTTGTCCCATATTGATGAAACTTTGCATATTCAACATTTGTACCAAAATTTGCAAATGTTGGGGTAATAACATTAGGAGGACCAAATAATGATGTCAAAGAACGCATCAATTTACCAGTAGGACCTGCTAATGGCGGGTGGGTATACGATTTATTATCACGACGCGGTGCCCAGCCACCCACTGGCAAACCGCCAGTGGCAAAGTTTTCCGCATTTGCTAATTCAAGCATTTTCCTTGCATACATGAAAAGGGGCGTAAAATTCTTTGAACGCAATTTCATGGTATTGAGGCGCAAAAGTGCTTCCTTTATATCAACATCAATATCAATATCAACACCAAGGCTCATGATACGCGCACTCTCTTCCATTTCTTAACAGAACGAAGTTCTTCCTCAGAAAAACCAGTAGTTAGAGGTGCGGTGTTTCTAGTCTCAAGATCCTTGATGCCAACAACATCATCGTGCATGTTTTGCATTTCACGAGATGCTGCTCGTAAAATTAAGAGTCTAAAGATTTTAATTTCGGAACCTGCCAACCCAGCGGAATACTCAATTTCAATGGAATCGTTGGCGAAGGTTCGGTAAATATCTACGCCATATCGCCTTACGACATAATCAGTGCCTTCTACCAGAACCTCAGGGACACTCCCTGGTGTGGGCGATGTGACGGTAATTGTCTCAACAGAAGAGATTGGCGAATTCCGCACATAAAGGGTGTACGGGGGGTGAAACCATGTCATTGGGCGTTCGGTGGTGTCAAGGCTGACATCGTAAAAGAAAGACGATGTGGGTACGCCAACGCTATTTGACTCAACGACATATGTTTCCGTCAGCGTCAAAACCTCAATAGTACGGCGAAGCCATGCTTCTAATTCGCTTTGGAGACCTTCAAGGACATATTCGGCAGCGTGAAGTTGCCTGTTACTGAATTTAATGTCCATGTAACGCTCTAATTCAACAATACTGACAAGCATTCTGCACCTTCCTTACGGACAAGTTTACTATTTAATGCTCGGCTTAGAGGTATGACTCTAAAATGTCATCCCAATTTTTAGCCATAACTTTGACATTTAATGCCTCAACTAATTTTCTATTCTTTTTGGCTTCTTCAGCACGAGCGTTTAAGTTGCTCATTTCTGTCAGGTAATTAACCCAATCATCCTTACTAGAGGCAAGAAATCCAATTCCGTACTCATCATGCAAACGGCGGTATTCGGAAAGGTCGGACATCACTACAGGGATATTTGACGCAGAGTATTCAATTGCTTTAATCCACGACTTGGCATGATTGAAGGGAACATCGTTGAGGGGAGCAATACCACAGTCAAAGTCAAAAGATAACCGAGCATAATTTTTAGGATGGTGCATCGGAGTCATAGTTACAAATTTACGATCAACCCCAACTTTATCTGCAAAATAGTCAACA